GATTATTTTGTTTGGTGTGTTTTATTGGTAACAATCCAACAAAAAGCAAAATTAAACATAAATAAAAAGATCCTTTTAAATATTTATACATTGAACTAACCAAACTAAAACGCATATTATTAAATAAATATGCGCGATTTTTTCTAATGTTTTAAGCATGTTTCAACCTTTTTTAATTTCCATAGATACCGCCGCAAATAGGGCGGTATTTCGCGCGGTAATTAACCGCGCTCTTCAGTATGGATTTATTTATATCTATCTATATGCGTTGAATTATTCCATTCTTTATGGTCTTTATCTTCTTCATAACTAGTAAAAGTAAATCCTTCTTCTTGCGTTTTTTTTGCGTTTTGATAATCCGAATCCAATTGTTGCATTTGGTTAATAGTATTTACGTAAATCCAGTCTAACCTAAATTCACTTTCCCATAATTCACGCACGAAACTATTTATCATTTCAGCGCATTTATGCGCGGCCTGTTCTAGTTTAGTTTGATCTTGCTGTTTTTGTGCTTTTGTTTTTGCTTTTATCATTGTTTTATTTCCTTTTTGTTTGTTTGACTAAGACGGCGCAAAAATGCGCCGTTTCTGGCCTTCCGCCTTCATCAGTTAGTGTTTAATAAGTCCTATTCTATTTGTAGCAATCATTTTCATGTCATTTACGCTACAATCAATATACCGCGCTTTTTTTAGGTCCTCTTTAGTATCAAATATTACAGCGCGTTTATCAGTGTCTTTTATTAAGTGGTCCATTTTTCCACCTGTAGAAAAACAAAATATAAAATTTGGCGGCGGTGTTACAGATTTAAAAAATGGTACACTTTTTGTGTATCCATAAAAAACAATGTGAGGATTATTTACGGCAATTGTTATCCAAGTGCGTAAATATTTTAAGCTGTAAAAATCGCCGCTCGAATGAATGCGCACAAACTCAACACGCTTTTTTGCTAATTCATTATGAATAGTTTTTATAAATAGTTTAGTGTCTTTTGTGAGTTCATAGTTTGCAAAATATTTTGCTTGGACTACTGGATATTTAAACGTTCCTTTGTCAGCGTAACAAATGGCCTTGCAACTGTCCGCAAATGGACAGCTTGAAACGGCTGGCAAATTAAACTCGTACAAGCGCACGCCGTTAATTTGTGCGGTCTTTTTTATTTTGCTGTTTGTGTTTGTTAAGTAATTACTCATTTTTTAATCTCTCTCTTTTGTTAGTTGTGTTGTAAAATCATTAGTCATTAAAAAACATTTATCGTTTTTAAAATCCCAAGCATGATAATCTATTTTAATTCCTATCTTTTTAAAATATTGCTGCGCTTGGTCTACAATAGTATTGCAGCTATAATCCCAGTTTAATGTAACAGATTTATGTAATGTATTATTTGCATTACTTGAGCGTAAATCCATTATTTTTAAACGTGTTCCTCGGTAGTTGGTTGGTGCTAATATTTTTAATTCAAATGCTCTTAAATACTTCATTTTATTACTCTCTCTTTTTATACTTCGTAAAATGTTAATGACCAGTGATAACCCATCTCAGTATAATATCCATACTTATCTTCTATAGACTGTAAAAAAGCATACCATTTTTGATTTGCGCGGCCAAACTCATAGTTAATGACATCACATAAAGGACCTTCAAAAGTCATTGTAATTGTTTCATCATTGCTAAATTGGCAATAATCCGAACCAACAATATTTTTTATAATTGTTTTTTTGCCATTAGAATCATAATTATAACATTTATTACTAAAGTAAATTCTTGTATCCTGACACAATCCAGTGTCATACATGAATGTTTCTATAGCTTTTGCGATTGCATGTTTTGTTTTAATATTCATTATATTACTCTCTCTTTTGTTTGTTTTAATTACTCTCTTGCGGCTCTCAATCCGCTCTAAAGTATACTAATATTATTAATACGTGTCAACACTTGCATAAATAAAAATATTGAGTCAAAGTAAAAACAAAAAGAAAGTTGGCGCATAATGTCAAATAGTCAAACTAACAAATTTTAAAATGCTAACTTCAACAATATTAACACTTAGTATTTCGCATAATATACATTATGTATAATAGACCTTGGATGCACCAAGGCAAACCTCTCAAAATGCCACTTACCGCGTCTTAAAATTTTCCTCTTCGTTTTTGTCAACACCTGTTTGTAAATTACGATATGGAAGAAGTCTGGAGTAACCTAACAGATGAGAACACTGACAAGTGGCTTCATGCTATCGACCGCGCAGATCGCTACCACACAATGATTCTAGTTTTCCGAAGTGGTTTGATCGAACCATCCCTGCGCCACCTACAACTCGCAGCGCACCAGTTCTACGATCGTATGTCTCCACAAGAGCTACGAGTGTTTAAAGAACGTATTCGTGGACATGCGTTTGTTGACATAGCAAAAGAGATGGAAATAACCGAGTCCTCAGTCAAAGAATATTGGCGCAGGACTTTAATTAAAATAAAAGCTGTCATCGAAAGCTCTAATAAGGATGGATAAGAAAACAAAGAAAATAGATCCTGAAAAGGTAAAAATGCTTGCTAGTTTTGGCTGCAACTACATCGAAATCGGCAAATACTTTGAAGTGTCCGAAGGTACAATACGCAAACATTTCAAAGCAAAGGTAGAAGCTGGTAAAGAAGAGATGAAGTTCAAACTGCGCAGATCCATGTGGGTCAGCGCAATGGAAAACAACTCAATTGCTATGCAGATCTTCATGGCCAAGAATTATCTTGGAATGACAGATAAAACCGCTGTAGACATGACAGGTAATTTAGAAACAGTGCTAAAAGAGTGCGGTTTCGAGGATAATCCGATTGATAAAGTCAATACTGAACAAGCAAAAGCTATGGAGGATTTTGGGATACCAACCGACTCCACAGCAGTTGGCCGTTCATAACAGTAAAGCTAGGTATCGCGTCTGTTTAATGGGCAGACGTAGTGGAAAATCCTACATGGCAGCGCATGAAATCATGCCTTGGCTGCTCACACCCAACACACGTGGTTGGATTGTAGGACCAAACTACTCACTGGCAAATAAGATTGCACGTGAGGTAAAGCGTATTGTAATGACAGAGTTAAAACTGCCATTGGAAAGCAAGAAAGAGATTTCTGGCGATTTATACTATATGAAGCTCGCAGGCTTAAATAGTGAAATAGTTGTAAAATCGGCTGACGCAGTCGATTCTTTAATTGGAGATGGCTGAATGGGTTTCCCATTCACTTTTTAACATTGGCATTGATTATTTGATAATAGATGAAGCAGCACTTATCCCACGTAACACATACGAAATGTATTTAAGACCTACACTAGCAGATCGCCAAGGTTGGTGTTTATTTATTAGTACACCGCGTGGATTCAACTACCTGCACAAGCTCTACAAAGACTTTGGTAAGAATCCTGAGTTTCCTGACTGGGAATCATGGCGATTTCCATCTACACTCTCTCCATATTTTAAAGATGACGTAGAAGAACTCAAGCGCACACTAACCAAAGAAACCTATCGTCAAGAGTTTCTTTGTGAGTTTCAATCGTACCAGGGCAAGGTATATCCACTAGATAGAGAAAAGCAGATACGCGAGGATGTCACCTACGATCCATCGAAGCCTGTATATATGGGTATAGATTTTGGCTATCGCCACAGCGCAGCAATTATCGTGCAGTTGCACAAGCGTGAGAAAAACTTCGCTGAAGTACACCAGATTGATGAAGTCAACCTGCAAAATACGCGTACAGAGGAGTTTGCACGTAAAATTAACTCACTTGGCTACGAATTTACTGGTATATGGGGCGATCCAGCAGGATCTGGCACAAATTTGCAGTCAGGAATCAGTGATATAGCAGTGTTCAAAGCCAATAATCTAAACGTCAAGATCAAACGCGACGCAGTGACCAGAAATGTAGTGTCTGGAGTATCGCATGTACGCAGGTGGTTTGAGGATGCCAATGGTGATCCTCACTTTTTTATCCATCCTAAGTGCAAGGCAAGTATCGAATCATACGAAAATTATCATTATCCAGAGCATCGTGAAGATCAAACACTGCGCCACGAACCTAAAAAGGATGGTAAGTTTGACCATCACTGCGATGCTTTGCGTTTTTTGCTTACTAATTTGTTTCCAATGAAAAACCGACACGCTGGTGTCATCGATTTCTTTTAAAGGTAGAATATGCTAATTATCCAAGATCAATCAGAAGGCGCACTATTAGGCGCATTGCAAGAGCAGTTAAAATACATCGAGGATTT